TATGAAGTAAATGAAACAACAGGAGAGGTAACTTATTGGCTTTTAAGAAAACAAACAAAGGCAGTTTCTGGAGATATTAAAACGGCGGAATTTACATTTACTGATCCAAAACCTTACGATAAAGTTACACTTGAAGATGATAACATAATAGAATTTTTATATGCAGAAGATAATGAAGGTAATATATGGACACAGGTTCCTTACTTGTCACAAGATACAGTTTTTGATCCAGTATTGAATGTTCCAAGAAATGATGCAAAATTAAGCAAACATAGATTAGAGACACCATATCTTCTAAAATTGAAAAAAATTCCAAGAAGATTTACAACAAGACAATTTTCAAACGGAACATACGAAATACAGTTTGGTGCAGGAATTGCGGATGTTGATGATGAATTACTCATACCAAATCCAGATTTAGTTGGTGGATCTTTACCAATGACAAATCCAAATTTATCAATAGATATTGATCCTTCAAATTTTTTATACACAAAAACATACGGTCTTGCTCCAAGTAATACTACATTAACATTTTACTATACGGTTGGTAGTGGTAATACCGATAATGTTCCAAGTGAAGTTTTAACAAACATAATATCAAGAAATGTTGTTTTGGATCAAGAAGGATTGGATCCAGTATTACACGCTCAATCAGTTTCAAGTTTGGCTGTAACAAATCCAGAACCAGCAACTGGTGGTAGAGGCGAAGAAGATATAAATGAAATTAGATATAACACAGTTGCTTCTTTTGCTGCACAAAATAGAGCGGTAACAAAAGAAGATTACATAATTCGTGCTTATAGTTTACCACAAAGATATGGTTCTATAGCAAAGGCATATGTAACAAAAGATACGCAATTAACAAGAGATTCTATTTACAATAGTGATAGAATACAAAATGATCTTGCTCTAAATTTTTATGTTTTGGGTTACGATGTAAATGGAAAATTAACAACAGTAAATGATGCAACAAAAGAAAATCTAAAAACATATTTGAATTGGTATAGATTATTAACGGATGCTCTAAACATTAGAGATGCATATATCATCAACATTGGTATAGAATTTGATATAATAACTCTTCCAGATGAAAATTCAAATCAAGTAATTCTTCGTTGTATAGATAGATTGAAAAGTTATTTTGACATTAAAAAGTGGCAAATAAATCAACCTATTGTCATTAGTAACATTTATACAGAACTTGATAGAGTTCCAGGTGTCCAAACTGTTGTTAATGTAAAACTTAAAAACTTATTTGATTCATCAGCTGGTTATTCTCCCCATGCTTACAACATAGAACAATCAACAAAGGATGGAGTTTTGTTTCCATCACTTGATCCTTCTATTTTTGAAATAAAATATCCAAATAATGATATTATTGGAAGAGCGAGGTCATTCGGATGATATATTCCATTTTTGCACAAAGAGATGCTACTATTTACGAAAGACAGTATACGATGAATACTGGTATAGATCCTTTATTGGAATTATCACATGAAACTCCTGGATCCGGTTCATCAATTTACAATAGTAGAATACTTCTAAAATTTGATATGTCAGATGTTGAAAATAGAATTAACTCTGGAAAAATATCTGAAAATGCAAAATACTATTTGTCTCTTATTACTGCAGATATTAGAGAAATACCACAAGAGTATGTCATATATGCATATCCATTAAGTTCATCTTGGACTAATGGAACTGGTAGATTTGTAAATTTGCCATACACAACCGATGGTGTATCTTGGAGATACAGAACATCAAAAACAGTTGGAACTGAATGGGATATACCTCCTGGAGTTGCATCACTCGAATGGGATGAAATTTCTCAAACATGGGTAGATGCTGCCATATTATTTGGAACAAACTACATATCAGCAACAGTTACATCATCGTATTTTACACATGAAGGTGGTGGAACATGGTGGGATTATGATAATTTAGAATGCACTCAATCTTTTTCGTTCCAATCATCAGATATTTATATGGATGTTACTAACATTGCAAGAAAATGGGTAACTGGTTCTGGTAGGTTTGAAAATGATGGAATTCTTCTAAAATTTAGCAATGAGATAGAAAGCTCTCCCGATAATCTATTAAACAGTCTTAAATTTTTTGGAACAGATAGTAATACGATATATGTTCCAAGACTGAATATCGTTTGGGATGATTCGGAATTTATCACCGGAAGTTTACAACCGGTTGCTGAAGATAACATGAATCTTAATGTTAAATTAAAAAAGTTTTATGCAGAAAAAGAAAGATCAAAAATTAGAATATATGCAAATTCACGTTATCCACAAAAAAATTATACAACAACTGCATATCAAACTGTAAATTATTATTTACCGTCATCATCTTATTACGAAATTCGTGATGCTCATAGTGACGAAATAATTTTACCATTTGATTATACTGGTTCAAAAATTAGTTGTGATGGTACAAGTAGTTATTTTAATCTTTGGATGGATTCATTTCAACCTGAAAGATTTTATAGGGTTGTAATTAAGGTTGAAAGAGAAGACGGAGATAATGTTCAAATTTTTGACAATAATCATTACTTCAAGGTTGTTAGATGAATGGATTAAAAAGAGACTCTGTTACAAATAGAATAATTAGTTACACAGACGATCGTTCTATTGAAAATAAAGGTCAAATTGAAGTGCCTGTTATTGATGAAAGATTTTTAGCAAATAATTTTGATTTTATTGTTAAAACAAAATTTTCATCTTTGAAAGATGCAGTTGATTCTCAACAAAAAGTTTTTGATCAAATTAAAACTATTCAGACTGGATTGCTTAGAGGAGTTCCATTATCGTCATTATCTGCCGATGATATACAGAACTTACAAACCGTTTCAAGAAATCAATTACTGGAAAATTTACAAAATATAGCAGAAAATGATCCAAATTCAATTCAATCATTAAACAAAAAAATTGAAGAATTACAAAATGTAATAGATTCACAAAGACAAGAATTGGCAGATTGGGCAGATCAACAATTAACATGGCAAGAAACTGTAAATAGATGGGCAGAAGAATATCAAGGTGAAGTTATTCGTGCAGATGGATTGGAACGAATGAATAGTGAATTGTCTGCTCAACAAGAACAAATACTTACAGAATTGACAACAAGAATTGATGCTGATAAGATACGAACAGATTCTATAATAAATGCAATTTCCGAAAGAACTAATGAGACATTAACAAAGTTAGCAGAAGATGTTGATTCATTGAAAAATTTCAAATCTGATTTTGTTCAAGAAAATCAATTTGGTTTAAGTAGAATGTCAGAGTTAATTAAAAATGATTATTTTGGCACACAAGAAGAAGAACAACCGGGTGAAGGTCCCGAATAATAATAACTAATTAAAAAAGTCTATGCCAAGTTTTTTATACAAAAATTTAACAGATATTTTAACAACAAACCAGCCAATACGAGGCGATAGGTTTGTTTACTCTGATTTGAACGGTAGAATTATTGTTCCTAAATTTTCTACGTTAAACAATCCAGAAGATCCTTCATCACCAGGAACAAATGTAGAATTTCACGTATTTCTACCAAATGGTTCATATTACACTACTTTGTATAATGCAAATTATTTTATTGATCCAAGAGTTAGTGAGAATGGCGAACCTATACGATTTGTAACTTTACCAATTCATGATCACATAAGAGATTTGAAGTTAATTCCTGGTCCTTATAGAATAGTTTACAACTTTTTTAGAGACTTAATTGGATCAAATAATAATCCAGATAGATTATTTATTTCAGATTTATCATCAGATCGTAGAGAACTTCGATTAACATTAACCGATTCAACTAGTATAGAATCTATTGAACAATTAACGGATTTTGTAGTTCAGTACATGAGGGGTTCTCGGTATAAATTGCCGATTGTTCTTAATTTTGGTGAAAATAATATAGTAGATGTTATCAATGTTACATCTGATGGAAACCCAACATATTTCTATGTGAAGTTGGCAGAACCATTACCATTTGATGTTGATTTGTATTATCAATGTTGGCTTTCAAGTCAAATTATGAAACCATACATTGATTTGATTCAAGTAGAAAAAGAGTTTGAAACATTACAA